CGGATCTATTACGCGCTTACGAAAATATATTTAACGATGACCTATCTGGTCAGACCGAACAACGCAAACGCGCTCGCTTACTTCCTACTGGCATGAAGGCTGTTCAGTATGAGGGCTACGGCGAAAAGTTTAAAGATACTTTAGACGATTATCTTGTCACCTCAATTTGCGGTCACTACGGAGTCCAGCCAAGCGAGATCGGCTTCACCCCTAAAGGCGGTGGCCTCGGTGGAGCAGGATTTGAAGAAGGCCGGGCAGATACCAGCGAAGCTCTGGGCGCACAGCCTCTTGTAAACTGGATCTCTAAGATGATCACGCAGCTCTCTTATGCCTACCTTGGTATGCCTCGCGAACTTGAGTTCAAGTTGATGACTTCTAAGCGCAACGACAATGAGGCCAACGCTCGAAAGTCTCAGATCGAAGTCACCTCCGGCGCTAAGACTATTAACGAACATAGATCAGAGATTGGCTTGCCTCTCCTAGATACGCCACAGGCCGATATGCCTATTCTTATATCTGGAGCAGGTATGTATTTGTTCTCACCAGAAGGCTTGATCAACGCTGCTACCACTACCTCTGCTCCGCAGCTTGAGGCAGACGGCATCACTCCTATTGAAGAGGGCGCACCGACTACTGAGATAGGCGAAAAGCCGGAAGAAGAAGTGTCTCCGTCTAAGGAAGAAGAAGAAGAAACCGAGGTAGAGGCCGAAGTTCAAGCTGAGGTCAAGGCTTTTATGAAATGGGCCAACAAAGGAAAAAGAGCCAGACTATTCGAGTTCAAGTCTTTAGATCCTATTGTGGGTGAAGCGCTTAACCGTTGCGCCTTTGACGGGGATCTTGATACCGCCAGAGCGCTCGCAAAAGCGTATCTAACATGATTTGGGGCGCTCATAAGGCAGACGGGCGCATAGCAGCAAAGAACGCAAACAAGATCCGGGCAGCGCTAGGCCAGCAGATTGATCCGGCTAAGGTTTATCAGCGTTATCAAGAGACTCAGCCTATTGCTACGAATAATTTATCTCAGGATCGCGCTCGGGCTAGATCGTGGGCAATGCTCAATGTGGGCTTAGATATGAACGCACTTTATTCAGCCCTAGTTCGCCTATGGGCAGAGGCCTTTGTTATGGGAGATCTCGCTGCCAGAGAAGCGGTATTGCGCACCAGAGAGGCCAAGAAAGCCGATGAAGGTGCGTATATAGATTGGGATAATTGGAAACCCGGAGACGAAGTGACCGCAGCTCTCGCCAGACCACCGGCTGCTCTACAAAGATTACTAGATCAAGCCGGCTCTTACATAAAAGGCTTTGATAAAGAGACATATAACGAACTCGGAACGGCTCTTGCCGACTCTATTGCGCTTGGCCTTAGCGGTTCTCAATCCGCCAAACTAATTAACTCAATAGTTAGATCTCCTGCGCGAGCGCTATCTATCGCTATCACAGAGACAAATCGAGTCGCTTCTTACTCGGCTATGGCGACATACAAAGAGTACGGCCTAGAAAAACAAGAATGGCAAGCCAGTTCGCCTTGCGATAAATGCGCTATCAACGAGGGAGCAGTAGTAGAGATCGGTTCGCCTTTCCCTTCTGGAGTCATTCAGCCTCCTCAGCACCCTCATTGTCGCTGCGCCCTAATACCGGTGATCCCGGATATGACTACCAACGAGAACGGCGTAACCGATGTAGCGCCACAATCAAATCTCGTTGGCGAGTTCGCAAGAACAACCGACTCAGGCAGAAAGAATTACGAATATATGCTTCGAGACGCGGAGCATACTGATGACTTTAAATACGCTGCTCAAGAGTGGCAGGGAGACGGATACCGCCGTGTTCAGGGAGCGCTATCAGGTGGATCTCCTTCTGGTGAAATCAAAGATCTTATTAGCGTGTTTGATGACAACATGGTCTCGCTGGAAGACGCAAGCGAGTTGTATCGTGGACAAACTGAAGGTTTAACTGACCTAAAGATAGGCGATAAGTTCAAATCTAAACTGTTCCAAGCTACTACGACTGACCCAATCACAGCAGCAGGATTTAGCAAGTCAAGCGGATCTGTCGTTGGAGGAATACGCGAAGGCGAAACAGCCACTATCCTTCGCATAGATGCTGCCGGCGCTAAGGGCGTAGTGATCCCAAGTAGCTCTGAATACGAAGTTGTATTGGCTCGAGGAACTACTTTTGAAGTAGAAGACATAACAGAAGAGACTATTAACGGGGTGAAAATGCGGATCATTGATGTATTTGCGACTAAGAAATGAGCGCTCGAGAGAGAATAGCCGGTGACATTACGGAGGGCGCAACCTTTCTAAAACACGGTAAAGACATTACAAGTAATGCTAAAGTAAGCAATAATTCTTTAGAGCAAGCCTTATCCAAAGCAAAAATCGAATGGGTGGAAAATGAATAACTTAACAACAGCGTTCTTCGAGATCGTCAAAGCGGATAAAAACGCAGACGGAACACTTATGGTTTACGGCAAAGCGACAGATGACTCTATTGACATGGATCAGCAGATCTGTGATAGCACTTGGCTGGACTCAGCCATGCCGGAGTGGTTCAAATCAGGCGGTAATATCCGTGAACAACACTCCTCGATTGCTGCTGGAGTCGCTAAAGAATACGAGCGCAAGAAAGACGGGCATTATATTCATGCTCTCGTAGTAGATCCTGCCTCGGTCAAGAAGGTAGATCTCGGAGTTCTAAAAGGCTTCTCTATTGGAATTAAAAACCCTAGAATTACCCGAGATGAGAAAGCTGCTAACGGCCGTATCGTAGACGGTACGATTGTCGAGGTATCCTTAGTGGATCGCCCGGCGAACCCAAATTGCCAACTCGTTCTAGCCAAAAGCATAGACGGAGAAACAGGAGTGTGGAAAGTGGAAGAACTAATCGAGAAGGAAGACGCAGTAGATACAACTCCTGCTACTGAGACTCCGGAACTTGTAGAAGAAGTGTTACCAGAAGCAGAAGTAGTCGCTGAGGAAACACCTATCTCAGAGATCGTAGAAGAAGATAAATTGGAACAACTAGGAATTGAGAAAACCGCTAAAGCAAAATCAATCCTTGCTTCACTTGTTAAATTTGATAAAGGCCAATACGAAGCTGCTCGCGAAGCTCTTGCTAACTTGATTGCTGTTGAAGCAGAAGAAATGAAAGAAGGATCTAACGAGATCATGTCTATCTCTCATTTATTAGAAGCCGTTGCGCACTTAGCCATGTGGTACGAAGGCGAAGAAGCAGAAGGAGAAGTAGAAGAAATGATTGAAATGGCTAGTGATTCAGATACAGATAAAGCAGATGCTATGAAGTGTAAAGGTTGTAACAAGACAGAAGAAATGTGTAAATGTGCTGGAGGATTTAAGGCTATGGAAGATAAAGAAGCCAATCCAGATCCAGTTCCAACCGAAGACACACAAGCCAATCTTGACGGAACTACAAACATTGCTGCTGGTGAGACCGCCGGTGTTCCGTTCCAAGCTACCGTGACTGACTCTCAAGCCAGAATTAACGGAGCAAAATCAGTTTCTGCTGACGAAGCAGAAGTAAGTGCCCTAGTAGAGCAAGTAGTAAAGAGCGCAACGGAGTCTCTCAAGTCGGAGATCGCAGAATTAGTAGCAGCAAAAGAGGCTGCGCTAACTAAAGCGGTAAATCTTGAAGAAAAGTTGGCAACTGCTAAATCTCTAGCGATAGCCGGTGGCCCAAAGCGAACAGGAACTTCATTAGGACAACCTAATGACCTGATTGTAAAGGCTGCTACCTATAAAGCGAAAGCAAACGCAACAACCGACCCATTACTGGCTAAGGGATACAAAGCACTAGCAGACGAATACTTTGCTAAAGCCGAAGACCTTACTAAGTAATCAACCAACTCTCGAAAGGAACTACCCAATGGCGCTAAACGCTCCTAAGGCAAGTGATCTTTTTGACGGAGCTACTCCTCGCGAGGCAGCAGAGCGCATGGAAGAATTTACTGGCGAACTCAGTAAGTCTCTTTCTCGTGGTTCTTCTACTCCGGGTCAAGCACCTGACGCAGATCCAACAACACAGATCGAAGCTCTTGTTGCTAACAAGTCTCTATCAGCAGACGCAGCAGCAAGCCTACAAAACGCATTAACAATTCAACGCTCATCTATGGCGAATATCAATAAGGAAATTACTCTTACTAATCCTCTTAATACTTCATTCGCAGCGTTTGACTTGGAAGCACCTTCTAAGTTGCTTACTCCTCGACCAACACCACTTCGTAACCGTATTCCTCGTAAAAAAGGAATTGGTACAAGCCACCGTGTAAAGCGTATCCTTGGATACACAGGTACAGGTACAGGCGGAGTCGGAAATACTTGGCCGGGCGTGACTGAAAACACAACAACCGCATTCGGATCTATCAACTTCCAGCGTGGCCCACAGATCACTTATGCTGCTGATGATTTAGTATTGCCATACAACTCATACTCACTATCAGACGCAGTAAGCTTCGATGCTAACTTCTCTGGTCTTGGATATCAGGATCTACGCCAGCTATCATCTACTTCTACTCTATACGCGACAATGCTTATGGAAGAACGCATGATGCTTATGGCTCGCGGAACTGCATCAGGATACTCAGGCGCACTTGCTGCACCTTCATTCACACTCGCATCTCCAGTTGCTTCAGGATCACAGGTTGCTCTTGCAGCGGCTACTTACTATGTAAACCTCACATCAGACGCAGGTATTTCTGCTAACGGTTTTGGTGAATCAATCCTAACTGCGCAGCAATCAACTGCTGTTGCATCAGGCGATGTTCTAACAATCACAGTTGCTGCACCAGTAACAGGCGCTCTTGGTTATAACATCTATGTTGGAACTGCTTCAGGAACTGTGACATACCAGGGAACACTTAAGGGAACTGGAACATTCACAATTCAAGGCGCTGGCACAACAGGTCTAGTTGGTAACAACGCTGCCTATAGCACAACAGGTGCAAACGGCGCTCGCGCAGTTGCTGATACATCTGCTTATGCAACAGGCTATGACGGCATCCTTCCTACTGTTCTTGGCGCAAATACTGGCTATAACAACGCGATCAACGCTGCGTTCTCTACCTCTAATCCGGGTGTGGAATTCCAGACTGTATTTGCGAACCTATACCAGAATGTAAAGGCTGATCCAGATATCGTTCTATTGAACGGTAATGATCGCAAGCAGCTCTCTGACGCTATCAAGAATGGCTCAAACGCTAACTACCGCTTGGTTATCAATCAACCGGGAGAGAGCGGAACTACTTACGGTTCTATCGTTACTGGACTTCAAAACGAAGTCACAGGCAAGGCTGTGGATCTTATGGTTCACCCTTGGCTTAACTCAGGTGTGGCTCCAGTTCTATCGTTCACACTTCCAATCCCTGACACAGAGGTTTCTGATGTATGGGCGAACTTCTTGGTTCAGGATTACATGGGCATTCAATGGCCTGTAACTCAGTTCCAGTATGAGTTCTCTACTTACTTCCGTGGAACATTCTTCTGTACCGCTCCAGCTTGGAACGGCGCAGTATCAGGAATTGTTTCTGCGTAATGTGTTTAGAGTGCGGTTGTCATCAGCCACAAAATAGTCACGGCGGAGGTCAGACAGTATTGCCTGACGGATCTGTATCAAACATGACTACGGCTGAGATGATCACACAAAAATAAATAAAGGCAGGGAGGGTGCGTCATATTTGAAAAGGCGCACTCTCCCTTATTTAATCTAGGAGGCAAATATGGGTCGTTGGGTAGCACCAGACAAAGGCGTTCAAGAAACAGTTATTGGCGGTACAAGTTATCGCCCGGATCGCAAAGGCATTTACAATGTTGAAAGCCCAAGCGCAGAACGGGCTATGAAGGCAGAAGGTTTTTTTGAAGCAGCTCTAAATCCGTATAACGGTGGAGACGCACAAAGAGGATTTACTTGCGTAGAATGTGGCTTTGGTAGTTGGTTTAGAAAATGCTCTCGATGTGGGCATGAGAACGGAACACCGGAGAGAGACGGGGAATAATGACTACGGGGATCACGACAGATACATTTTACGAAGGATCTTATGTCAATGTCGCCGAGTATAAGAACGCCCCAACCTCAATTGATTATGACAATCTAGTAGTAGGCGGTAACTCCGCTGCGCAAGATGCTGAGTTGTCTAGGGTCATTCTTAGAGCTTCGTCTTTTATGAACGAATACCTCAATCAAAGCCTATTAGCAGACAGTTACACAGAGACACAGCGTTCTCGTATCACGCCACAAGGCTATTTATCTATTCACCCGTTTCGTACTCCAATCATTGCGCTCGAGTCTTTCTCCTATGGGCCATATCCGGGTAACTTGACCCCTATTCCAAACCCTTCTTATACATGGTTTGAAGAACAACAGATGATTATTCCGTTATCACAGATCTCAACTAACTGGTCTTCTCAAGGCCCATTAGGATTTGGCGGAGGATTAGGCGCTACTTCCATAGTATTTTGCCAATATAACTATGTCGCCGGGTTCGTAAATACAGCAATTTCCGTTGCGGTGGGTGGCGCAAGTAGCTTGACCGTGATTGACGGAACAGGAATAGTCGCAGGGCAGCGTCTACGGATCTATGACGGAGCGAACTACGAACAAGTGACCGTGGCAAGCACTTATACCTTCGGCTCAACTACCGTTCCTTTGACCTCAGCGCTCCTATTCAGCCACAATCCGGGAGCAGCCATAGGAAATCTACCTAACGCGATTAAACAGGCCTGTATCCTCATCACAACGGCTTTTATCAAGCTTCGTGGAGATAACTCGATGACTATGAACATTACAACTCAGCCTACATACAACCAGATCTCGGGAAGTAACCGGTACGGGTCAGAGATCCAATTGGCTCTTGACATGGTTGATAAATACCGCAGGATTAGATAATGGCGGGGCGCTCAGGGGTACGCGCTACCTTATCCGCGTTCATATCCAATCCTCCAATACCTACGCTCAACCAAGTATTTGTATCTTTTCCCAAGCGTATTAACTATCAAGTCAATAGTCAGCCGGGGCAGCTATCTCGATCTGCCGTAGTTGTTTATATCGCCGGCGAGAATGAGTCTCGTATTGCTATTGGCGGAGCGCATAGCGGTTGGAAGCGAATTGATTACACGGTAATTCTTCAAGTTTATCAGCACTCTATGGAAAGAAATTCAGAAGAAGCTATGACCGCGTTCGATACGCTAATAGATAATATCAAAACAAGGCTACGATCTGACCATAACTTTGGTGACACAAGCGGAAATCTGGTTTGGCAAGGTGCTGAGCCAGCGATCAATGCTCGATATGGAGAACCGGCTACTTCTCAAGAAGGCGCTACGGAGATCTATGCTGAGATAGAATTCCTTGTTACCGAAATGATCCAAGCATAAGGAGCAATGAATGAAAGTAACTAACACAACTAAGGGTACTCGAGTGTTCCCTACGCTTGGGATCACTCTTAAAGCAGGAGAGTCACACGACACAGACAGTAAAAAAATCGTTGCTAAACCTGTCGTAGCAGCAAAGATCGAAGAACCAATCCCAGTAATAGAACCGTCAGCCCCGTCTGACTCGACAGTAGGAGAGTGAACAAATGGCCGTACAAAATTCCGTACGCAGTTATTTAGGTATTGCTAAAGAAACTGTAAAAGGCACAGCAGTAGCACCAACAGATTTTAT